AAATTAAAAGAATTATTTTTTAGTAAAAAATACATTGAAAATGATTCAACTTATATGTGGTCGAATGGAACAAACGACAAGAACCCAATAATATATTTTTCTAAAAGTAGATTTTCAAAATACATTGATACAATTAATCAAGAATTAAAAACAAAAGTTGCTGAAGACCAAAAAACAATTGTTAATACAGCAGAAAATGAACAGATTAAATTAGAAATATATAGAACCCTTAAAAAAATATATGATAAATGGATTGCTGGTGTTGCTGGTGGTCCAAGACCATTTAGCGATATACTATTTCAATGTTGTTCACGTGGAACAAATTTACCATATAGATTAACAGGGGACACAGAAATAAATAAATTACAAGGTGGTACTGGCGACCTAAAGTCACTAAACCTTATTGATAGTTTTAGATTTGTTACTAGGTCTTTTGAAGACATTGGAACTAAATTTCAAATAAACCCAGTAACTGTAACACATCAATTATACGAAAGTTCTGATACTAGCGTTTATGATTTATTTGGTAGAATTTTAACTGAAAATAATTTTGAATTTATTGCACTACCAAATTTTATTAATTTTAATGACCCTAAAGAATTAGGTGCTGTTTTTGAACCATATCCATATTATATGGCTGATAAACAAACAACTACAGGTCCATCATTTGTTTGTGTGTATGTTGGTCAAACGTCAACTAAATTAGATTTTGGACCAAACTCAGATTATCCAAACGATGGTTTTGATATAACAAATGATAAAACATGGCCTAAAGATTTTTCAGACCAAAAAGCTAGTTGGGAGGATTTTGCTTCAGCGTTTGTTGTTAGATACGGACAACAAAATCAAAATATTTTTAAAGATATAAGACTTGACCAATCAGAATTTAACGAGACGGCAGAATCATTAGCAATAACTGATGCAATATCAAATTCACTAAGTAAAACAAATCAATCGTATGTTGGTCAAAATTTATATAATGTTTATTCAGTAAGAAGTTATAAAGCTGAAGTTGAAATGATGGGTGATGCAATGATTCAACCCATGATGTATTTTCAATTAGATAACATACCCATGTTTCATGGTGCTTATTTAATTACGAAGGTTAGTCATTCTATTGTTCCAAATAATATGACAACAACATTTACTGGCACAAGAATTAGAATAGCAAAAACACCAATAATTGATGTTGCAACATTATATTCTGCATTGTTAGCAGGAAACGAAATTGGACCTGCATCTGCTGGTAATGCAATAACAACAACTGGTGGTGGTGGTAGTACTGGTGATAGACTTAATACTAAAAAGAATTTTTCTAAACTACAAACACAAGCTCAATTTGACGCAAATCAAAGAGCAGTATTTAATAATTTAAAAAATAGAGGATTGACAAGAGAGCAAGTCGCTGGTATTATGGGTAATATGGAGGCCGAATCAGGGTTCGTTACTGAAAATGGTGGTCAAGATGTCGTATCAGAAAGCTGGGGTTTAATACAATGGAATCTAAAGGCAAATGGTTTTAATACTAAAGAAGAATTATTTGCCGCTATTGGTAGAGATGCTGATTCGCAAACTAATTCTTTATTTAAAGTACCAGCAGGCGGAAAACCAAAACAAGCAACAAATGGAATGCCTAAATTTTTAATTGAGTCAAAAAAATCAACAACAGCCGATAATGCAGCATTTCTTTTTGCACGATATGTTGAAATATGCGCTGGATGTGTTGTAGATACAGATTGTGACGGTAAAAAAATACAACCTGAGTATGCTTATTATAATGGAATATGTAAAATTTACAGAGGCAAACGAACAACAATTAAACAATACAAAAGAAGTCAATACGCAAATGATTTTTATCTTAGATTTAATGACCCTAATGATGCGTTATATTGGGGTAGCACAATTACAATTACACCACCAACAACTAGTTTAGATACAATTATTATTGGTGACTCATTATCATCATGTATAGAAGCACAAGTAAAAAAGAAAAACGGTAAAGCAAGAATGATATCATCAGCAGAAGGTGAAGCATCATTACATCAAGGTGGTAAAAATGTAACATGGTTAATAGGCGCATTACAAAAATACCCAGTAACAACAACAGTTAAAAATGTGATTGTTAGCATTGGTACTAATGGAGGGTTTAGTAGCGGTGACAACCAAACAGGATTAATTACTGAATTAAGAAGAGTGTTTCCAAATGCTAAATATATTTTTATAACTGGAAGTTATGGTTGGGGTGGAAATGTTAATATAACCGAAGCAAATGTAACAACATATTATAACGTATTTAAAAATGCGGGTGCAACAATAATAAAAGGGTCTGGCTACGCGGCTAGTGATGCTGACGCACACTCTTGTAGTGCTACCAAGTTACCTAACTTACCAACGATGGCGGCTGATATAATTAGAGAGGCTGGCGGATAAAATTTGACATTGTTATATTTTTTCGTATATTTGTAACATGCTAATAGCAAATATTGTTTCTGCTAATAATGTAAATGTTTCTTGTGATTTTAATGTGGTTAAATCCTTGGACCTAACGGTTCAGGGATTACCCACGTTAATAGTAGGCTGGGATTACATCAAGAAACATTATCCAGACTACGATATAATTAATAGAAAAATATCCGATAATTTATATTGGACATTTAAAAAAACAGAACGACGAGAACTACACGAAGAAGACATATACAATTTTGTCGAAAGAGTCTACAAACAACTTACTAACAATATCAAATACACGTTCGTTGACCCAATATTATTTGATAGAAAAACAATCGTAAAATTAATAAAAAAGATTAACAAAACAAATGAAATTATATCGTATAAGCATGATAGTATGTTATATGTATATTTTGAAACATTTATTTTTGGTTTTGATTTAGAACTGATTGAATTTATTGGTTTGAATGTTGAAAAATTTTTATTGAAAATAAAGAATAAAAGTAAAGTGTTTTTAGAAAAAAATATGATATTTATTGAGTATAAAACTAGAATTGAAAATCTTGATAATCAGGTCAAGTATATTCCGTACTTATACTCTATAGAAAATGAATAAATCAATATTATTAGCTTGCTTTATATTCCCAGAACGATTAGATTGGTTCTTAAGTTATTTAGAGACAAAATTCAACGTAACTAAAGGTAAAGTTTATTGTTATAGTAATCTAAAAGACGAATCAAAAATCATACTAACTTTTAAATTAACACTACCAGAAGGTAAAAAAATAGACCTTAAAAACCTCTTCCCTAACGCTGTAATAATCCACAAAAAAGGTACAGCATTTTATACTATAAACGCCTTAAATAAGTTAATAGAATCTAAAATTGGTGATTCAATTGGAAATATTGATTATAAGTCGTATCAGGTAGATTGGTCTGAATACCAAGACAAAATGATATTGATAGATAATAAAGAATTAATTGTTTTGGATTTAAAACGAGTTTTTTAATTAAATTAAGATATTTATTAGTAGAATAATGTATTAATAAAACAAAGTTTATGTATAATAAAACAAATGAAAAAGACCTTAAAAAAGCTATGGATAGCTTTTTAAGTGAAAAACCAAACCTAGACGAGTCAAATCAAGAAATGGATTGTAGCTCAGGTGTTTGTGTTATTAAAAACGACAAAAGCATTCTAGAAAGAATCAACAAAAAAATAATAACAGAGGACGGAAGACAATTATTAACGTAATATGGGTAAGAAAATTAATCAAAAATTACTAAACGAAGAGCTTAAAAAATTTAGGCTTTTATCGGAATATTCGTTTTATACTGAAGCACCTAAAGGAACAGACGACGATTTAATTTTAGGTGCTGTAGATGAAGCTGATGAAGAAGCCGCAACAGAACAACCTGCCGACGATTCAAAAACAGCTGAAAAATCTGCAGAAACTACTGATACAGGTGCCGACGCTGGTGAAACTGACGATTCAAATATGTTTGGAACTGAAGACGCTGGAACTGAAGACGCTGGAACCGAAGATGCTGGAACCGAAGATGCTGGAACCGAAGATGCTGGAACCGAAGATGCTGGAACCGAAGACATGGGTACAGGAGAAGAAGATGTTGAAGTAGATGTAACACAATTAGTTAAAGGCAGTGAAGAGGCAAAAAAATCGGCTGATTTAAGTTTTTTAAAAACAACTGAACTTTTAAATAAGTTTAATGATTTGGAACAAAGAGTTGCGGCGATGGATTCAATAACTAGTAAAATTGACACATTAGAAAAAGAAATCGTTAAAAGAAACCCTACGCCAGTAGAGAAGTTAGAGATGAGGTCTATGGATTCATTTCCATATAATATTAAACTAACGGATTATTGGAAAGATGTCCCAGGTTATGACGCAACGAGCGAAAAAAAACCTGAAGAATATATTTTAAGAAAAGACGATGTAGATACTGGGATTGTAGACGCATCAATTAAAAAAACATTCGATGTTCCAGAAGATTACGAAGAAGAAGACGTATATGCATAATAATTAATAATTACAAAACAAATAGGGGTGTTAAAAAAACATCCCTTTTTTATTTGCATTATATCAAAAATGTCAGTATATTTGCTCTGATAATATTTTAATTTTTCACATTAAAAAGTTGACTCCCAACTTGACTTTTCCCAAATTTTTCGTATATTTGTATAATTAAAAACAAGTAAATAACATCTACATATATTTTAAAAAACAACAATTATGAGTAATCAAGATGCATTAGCAGCTATGCTAAAACAGTATGAGGGCAATTCTAGTTCTTATGCTAAAAACAGTTCAGCTAAAGAGTATGATTTGAAGAACTACTTCACAACATATCTTTCTGAAAAACAAAAAACGGCGACTAAAAGAATTAGAGTTCTACCTACTTCTGACGGTACCACACCATTTAGAGAAATTCACGGTCACAAAATGCAAGTTGACGGCGAGTGGAAAACATTCGTATGCTTAAAGCATGAGAAAGGTGAAGACTGCCCTCTTTGTGAGGCACATGAAGCTTTGCGTGCCACAGGTAAAGATTCTGATAAAGAATTAGCAAAAAAATACAACGCTAAAAAAATGTACGTTGTAAAAATTATCGATAGAGATAATGAAGCTGATGGAGTTAAATTCTGGCGTTTTAATCATGACTATCGTAAACAAGGTATTTATGACAAAATTTATGGTGTTTTGACTGCAATCAAACAAAACATCACCGACCCAAAGACTGGTAGAGATTTAATGATTATGATTGCTAGAGACCAAAACAACCGTCCAGTTGTTCAGAGTATTTCACACATGGACCCATCACCACTTTCTGAAGATGCTGAAGTTTCAGCTGAATGGTTATCAGATAGTAGAACTTGGGAAGACGTGTATAGTGTAAAACCATACGATTATCTTGAAATCATCGTTAAGGGTGGTACACCAACTTGGGATAAAGAAGCAAAAAAATTCGTTGATAAAGCTTCTTTAACAGACAAAGAAAGTGATGATTTGGATGAAGAATTATCATTGGGTACACCTAACGTTAAACCAACAGTTACTGCTGCTGCTAAAACAACAACACCAGTTGTAAAGGTTACTGAACCTGAAGATGAAGAAGATGAGAACGATGATTTGCCGTTCTAAATAATTTATGATAGAAATGGGTGGTATATCGCCGCCCATTCTCTATTATATAAATAATAATATTATTTTTTAACTATATACACATGGGCACAAAGCCGAAAAAAATTATTGAGAAAAAATCGTTCGACCTAGATAACTTTAAAGAAAGTGAAGGGCTAGATTTTACGATTAAAGAAAAAGAAATACAATGGATTCCATTGTCTGAAGCTTTTCATGAGGCTGTTAAAGTGCCTGGGATTCCGATGGGGTATTTTGTATCTTTTAGAGGATATTCAAATACAGGCAAATCAACTTCTATATATGAGGCGGTTGCAGGTTGTCAAAAGATTGGTGTATTACCGATTATCTTTGAAACTGAAAATAACTGGAATTGGGAACACGCTAGAAATATTGGTATGCAATACGAAGAAGTTGTTGACCCTGATACTGGTGAGATTATTAACTATAAAGGTGATTTCATCTTTATGCAAGGTCCAGACCTATTAAAAAAGTATCAAAACTATGACCATCAGCACAGTAAGATGGGTACTAAAGCATTAAGATATGAACCAGTTGTTGAAGATATATCAACATATATGCACTTTATATTAGATAAACAACAAGAAGGTTCATTACCTAGAGATGTTGCATTTTTTTGGGATTCTGTTGGTTCTATTAATTGCTTTAAGGGTGCTACATCAAAAACAACTAACAATCAATGGACTGCAGGCGCATTAGCAACATGTTTTAAATCATTGATTAATTACCGTATCCCAGCATCAAGAAGAGAAGACATACCATACACAGCAACATTTGCGGTTGTTCAACAAATTTGGTTGGACAATGAGAATAAAGTTATCAAACATAAGGGTGGTGAAGCTTTCTTTTACGCTCCAAGAATGATATTCCATTTTGGTGGTATCTTAACACACAGTACTGAGAAATTAAAAGCAACATACAAGGGTGAAGATTATCAATTTGGTATCGTAACTAAAATTCGTTGCGAGAAAAACCAAGTTAATGGTATTGAACAAAAGGGTAGCATAGCATCAACACCACATGGATATTGGAACCCTGACAAAATTGATTCTTACAAAGAGATTCACAAAGAATTCATTAAAGAAAAGTTAAACACACAGTACGATGATTTTGTTATCGAAACAGAATTAGTTAATGGTAGTGTTGAAACAGACGATTAAAACATTTTTTTTCACTTATTAACAATTAAGTTTTGAACAAAAGACCACCAAAAAATGGTGAACGGATTAAAGTTATAAATACACTCTTGGTTGACGGGAATGCCTTATTTAAATTTGGATTTCATGGAGCCAAGAGTGAATATAACCATCGTGGAGAACACATCGGTGGGTTATACCAATTTTTAACTATATTACGTAAACTATTAGGTGAAAATCTATATCATAGAGTTTATGTTTTTTGGGATGGCAAGTTTAGTGGTAAACTAAGATATAATATATACGAACCATATAAAAGTGGTCGTGGCAAAAATTATATTGACGGTACTGAACCTGATGAGTCTGAAATGAAACAAAAAAAGATGATATGGAATTATCTGGAGGAATTATGTATTAGACAAATACAACACGAATTTGTTGAGAGCGATGATTTCATTGGTTACTATTGCCTTAATAGACAAGAAAATGAATTTATTACCATCTGCACAACGGATAGGGATATGTGCCAATTAATATCTGAAAGAGTTAGAATCTATTTTTGCGATTTAAAAACTTATATCGATACCAATAATTATTCAAACCAGTTTAGTCATTACTACGAAAACGCTGCGTTAATTAAAATCATAACTGGAGATAATAGCGATACCATAAAGGGTATAAAAGGTGTAAAAGAAGCAACACTGATATCCTTAATTCCTGATATTAAAACCAAAAAAGTCACGTTAGAATCTTTACTAGAAAAAGCTAAAGTATTACAAGAAGAAAGATTAAAATCAAAACAAAAACCATTAAAATCATTAGATAACATTATAAATGGTGTTACTGATGGTGTACAAGGTGAAAAGCTTTACGAGATAAACACTGCACTAGTCGACTTAAAGAACCCTTTAATTACTGATGACGCTATTGAACAATTAAACGATTTAATCGATGGGGTGTTCAATATGGATGAAAGAAACCTTAAAAACGTTTTAAAACAAATGAAAGTTGACGGATTAGAAAAAACTATTGGTTCGTACAGATATGGTGAATACTTAATACCCTTTAAACAACTAATTGAACGAGAAATTAAACAATCAAATTAAAAAAAACATTATGAACAAAAAAATTGAAGAACAGAGATTTGAGTTTTTGTTGTACATCAACAAACACATTATTTGCCAAAGATACTTTAGTATCAAGGATTACAATGAAAAAGTAACTAATTCCTTAGAGTTAAAGGAATTAATGGATAAAATCGTAGGTATGAGTAATGACGATTTCGGCGGTATGGGTATTATTCCTAGCCATTTAAAAAAGAAATCACGTGAGTATCTTTACAAATTTTTTAACCCATATGCACCTTCAAAAGAAGAGCCGTATAAAAACATTTTTGAAAAAGAAGATATCTTTGATTTTGAGATTAGAGTTGATAAATTAGCTATTGCTCAAAGCTCATTCTCAGGAAATTATTTTCCACCACAAGTAAGATATCAGGTAGATATTAAAGAATTAATTCCCAATATTATATCTGAAATTAAGGACACGTTAAGTCAAAAAAAATATACAACAAAGTATGCTGATGTGCAACTTTAGGATATTTATAAAAATCACAAGTTTTTAAAAAAAAAGTTAATATTAAATGGCAAAAATAAGTAGAGAAAGTTTTGGGTATCTAGGGGATGATTTTCAACTTAGATTAATCGCACAACTTCTTGTTGACAACAGATTTGCCGAATCAATAATTGAAATAATTGACGCAAACTATTTTGAGGGTAATGCACTAAAACTTATTGTTTCAACAATAAAAGAGGCCTATTCAAAACACAACATTATATTAGATATTGGTAGTCTAGAATACAGACTATTAGATGTTATAACTAATGAAATTGATAAAAAATGGGCACTTGCTGAGTTAAAAAGAATAAAAGACGTTAACCTAAACGATACTCTTGGTGTTCAAGAAAAGGCGATGAAGTTTTGCAAAACACAAGAATTAAAGAAATCAATCAAGCAAATTAGTAATATTATTGAGGTTGGCGATGATGCTAGATACGATGAGTGTGAAGAACTATTAAAGAAGGCGCTAGAGCATGGTGACCTTAAAGATAACGGTATAAATGTTCTAGACAATATAGAGTCCGTACTACTAGATGACTTTAGAAAGCCAATACCGACTGGTATAAAGGGGTTAGATGAAATCATGGATGGTGGGCTATCAAAAGGTGAACTTGCGATTATATTAGCACCATTTGGTGTTGGTAAAACCACAATGATTACCAAGATAGCAAATACGGCCAAGAATTTAGGTTATAATGTATTACAAATATTTTTTGAAGATGCCGCAAAGGTCATCCAAAGAAAGCATTTAGCTTGTTGGTCAGGTTACGAACTTAATAGTTTATCTTTACACAAAGATGAATTAAAGAATCTAGTTAAACAAAAAGAATCGGAAAAGGGTGTACTAAGACTTAAAAAATTTCCTAGCGATGGAACAACAATACCAATTATTAGGACCTATATTAGAAAGTTGATAGCACAAGGTTTTAGACCAGATATCGTTTTAGTTGATTACATTGACTGCGTACAACCATCTAGGAAATTTGATGATGTTAATGTTGGTGAAGGGAATGTTATGAGACAATTTGAAACATTATTATCTGAATTAGATATGGCAGGTTGGACCGCCGTTCAAGGTAATAGAAGCTCAATTAAAGCAACAGTTGTTGAATCAGACCAAATGGGTGGTTCAATTAAGAAAGGACAAATAGGTCACTTCGTTGTTTCAATAGCTAAAACCTTAGACCAAAAAGAAAATGGAACCGCTACTATGGCTATCCTTAAATCTAGATTTGCTAAAGATGGTATAATATTAGAGGACATAATTTTTGATAACTCTAGAATTCAAATCGATATGAACCCTAATAAAAAAGCAAGAACCCAAGGCGAATTTAATAAAGGTAAAGAAAAAGAAACTAACGACTATGTTGCTGGTTTATTAAATGGAATGCAAGAAAGAAAAAAAGTTCTTAACAATACAGACAACGTTTCAGACGAAGAAAATAACAACAATTAAAAACAACAAAACAAATTTAAATTAAAATGGATTTATCAACAAAAATTTTATCTGACATTACCGTACATATGAAATACGCCAAGTATATGCCAGAGCTACAAAGAAGAGAAACTTGGGAAGAGTTAGTAACAAGAAACAAAGAAATGCACAAGAAAAAATATCCGCACATTACGGATGAAATTGAAAAAGCATATGAGTTTGTTTATGCAAAAAAAGTATTACCATCAATGAGGTCATTACAATTCGGTGGAAAATCAATTGAAATATCACCAAACAGAATTTATAACTGCGCTTATTTACCAATCGACGATTGGAGAGCATTCAGTGAAACAATGTTTCTTCTATTAGGTGGTACAGGTGTTGGTTTTTCAGTACAAAGACATCACGTAGACCAATTACCAGAAATTAGAAAACCTAATACAACTAGGACTAGAAGATATCTTATTGGGGATAGTATTGAAGGATGGGCAGACGCAATTAAAACCCTTATGAGGTCTTATTTTGAAGGCATGTCAACACCAGATTTTGATTACTCAGATATTCGTCAAAAAGGTGCGTTATTGGTAACTAGTGGTGGCAGAGCACCTGGACCACAACCACTTAAAGATTGTGTTCACAATATTAAAAAAATATTAGATACTAAAAATGACGGTGAAAAATTATCACCAATCGAATGCCATGATATAATTTGTTTTATTGCTGATGCTGTATTAACTGGTGGTATTCGTAGAGCTGCTCTTATTTCATTATTCTCAATTGATGATGAAGAAATGTTATCAGCTAAATCAGGTGCTTGGTGGGAATTAAACCCACAAAGAGGTAGAGCAAACAATTCAGCTGTTATCTTAAGACATAAAATAACTGAAGAAAAATTCTATCAACTATGGAAAAAAATTGAAGATAGTAACAGTGGAGAACCAGGTGTTTATTTCTCAAACGATAAAGATTGGGGTACAAATCCTTGTTGTGAAATCGGATTAAGACCATATCAGTTCTGTAACCTTTGTGAGGTTAATGTATCGGATATCGAATCACAAGAAGATTTAGAAGCTAGAGCTAAAGCGGCATCATTCATAGGTACACTACAAGCTGGCTATACAGACTTTCATTATCTTCGTGACGTATGGAAGCGTACAACAGAGAAAGATGCTCTAATCGGTGTTGGAATGACTGGTATTGGGTCTGGAGAGGTTCTTAAATATGATTTAGAATTAGCATCAAAGGCTGTATTAAAAGAAAACGCTAGAGTTGCTAAATTAATCGGTATAAATAAGGCGGCTAGAACAACAACGGTAAAACCATCTGGAACTAGTTCACTAGTATTAGGTACAGCATCTGGAATACATGCTTGGCATAATGATTATTATGTTCGTAGAATTCGTGTTGGTAAAAATGAATCAATATACACATATCTTTCAATCTACCACCCAGAATTGATTGAAGACGAATATTTCAAACCAAAAGAACAAGCAGTAATCTCATTACCCGTAAGAGCACCAGAAGGTTCTATTTACAGATTTGAATCACCTATGAATCTTTTAGAAAGAGTAAGTACGTTTAACAAAAATTGGGTTAGGACTGGACATAGAGATGGTCAAAATACACATAACGTTTCGGTAACTGTTTCTATTAAGAAAGAAACCGAAAAATTATCTAAACTAGACGAAAATGGTAAAGTTGTTTTAGATTCAAACAATAACCCAATTAAAGAAGATAGAAGAGACGAGAAAGGAAATTTGGTTTATAAAATAAATGAATGGCCAATGGTAGGAAAATGGATGTGGGAAAATCGTGAATCATTTAATGGTATTTCAGTATTAAACTATGATGGAGGAAGTTATATCCAAGCTCCTTTTGAAGATTGTAATAAAGAAAAGTACGAAAAAATGATGGAAGCTTTACGAGATATTGACCTAACAAAAGTTATAGAAGTAAGCGATTCCACCAATTTATCTGGAGAGGTAGCTTGCGGTGCTGGAGGTTGCGAGGTTACAACAGCATAGTAAAATAAAAAAATAATACAAAAGGGTCCAATCGGACCCTTTTTTTATGGATTTACTTCTAAAAATAAATTATTATCATATTTATCATATAAAAGGTATTATGGCAAACGGAAAATACATAAATATTGACTACCCCTTTAAAAATAGTACAAACGGTTTCTTTATAAAGCTCAACGATAATGAACAACGAGCAGTAAAAGCCGACCTAATGCATCTATTATTAACAAGAAAAGGTCAAAGACTATACAACCCAGATTTTGGTACGGATATACTTAGATATATTTTTGAACCAAATGACGCACTAACATGGGAATCTGTACAAGACGAGGTTAAAAATTCAGTAAAAAAATATTTACCAAAGTTAAATATTACTAGCTTAACCGTTACACAGTCTGAAGAAAGCGAATACGCTGCAACAATAAGATTAGAATATACAATAACAGATAATGTTTTTGATATTTCCGATTCAGTTACAATAAATGTTTAAAATATAATATATTATGGCACAAATGGTTAATTACACATCAAGAAACTTTGCTGATATTAGACGAGACTTAGTCAATATGGTTAGACAATACTATCCAGACATCTTCAATGATTTTAACGATGCATCAGTAGGTATGATGTTACTTGAATTAAATGCGGCGGTTGGGGACATGCTATCATTTAATACAGATAGAATGTTTCAAGAAACACAAATAGACTATGCACAAGAAAGAAGTTCAATATTATCAATGGCTAGAACTTTTGGTTTAAAAGTACCAGGTAGACGACCATCAGTAACAATATTAGACTTTAGTGTTACAGTACCTGTTTTAGGTGATACGTTTGATGTTACGTATTGTCCAATAATGCAAGCTGGTGCTCAAGGAACTGGTTCAGGTAAAGTTTTTGAAACATTATATGATGTTGATTTTTCATCACCATTTAGCATTGGTGGAATACCGAATAGAATTATTGTTCCAAATATAAATTCAAATGGGACCTTAATCAATTATACATTAACTAAACGAGAAATTGCTGTAAATGGTTTTACAAAATACTATCAAAAAACAATAACACCAGCTGATGTTGTACCGTTTTTAGAAGTAATATTACCTGACAACGATGTTATCAGTGTTGAATCTGTAATTGCATTGCCTGGTACAAATTATACTACAATACCAACATATTCTCAATTTTTAAACCCAGCGGCAAAATGGTATGAGGTTGACGCACTAGCTGAAGATAAAGTGTTTATTGAAGACTTTAACGCATTAAGTGACAATCCATCCGTAAGACCAGGAAAATATATAAAGGTTGATAAAAAATTTATAACCGAATACACCGATAACGGATTTTTAAAATTAATTTTTGGTGGTGGAACACAAGACATAAGTTCATTAACAGATTTTGATACGAATCCAACGCTAATCGCTCAAATAGGTGATTTTATTAATAACCTATCTTTAGGTATAACACAATCACCAAACACAACTTTATTTGTGAAATACAAAGTTGGTGGTGGATTAGACACCAATTTAGGTCAAGGCGCTATAACATCCTTAGGTTTAGTTAACATGACAGTCAATGGTTCTGATTCAGGTGTTAATAATACGGTTAAAAACTCGTTAAAAGTAAACAACCCAGTACCAGCATTAGGTGGCAAAAACGAACCATCGGTCGAAG